GTTCGGGCAACATGAAGCTAGCGATGAGGAAGTCTTGATCTCGGACTGGCATACCTCTATCGTTGTAGAAACCTAAGAATTTCGCGTTCCTTGGATTTGTTGTCCAGTACGACTTAGCTACGTTGAGCGTCATACCGAAGGTTTCTAATAGAATTCTAGCAATGTCTTCTATGTTTACGATTCCGATGACGCAGAGTATGGAATCGTCCCCCATGTAGAGATCGGCGGCGGGGAGTTTGCCGGTGGTGTGGTATACGGAGTACCTTGTCATGACCATGTTGAGAAATGTGTCCATCAAGTTGGTGAACATAGAGCCGGAAGGAACACCGTGGCTCTTTTGGTACCGACTACCGTCTGGCAGTCTGATGGGAGTATCGATAAAATATCGAACTATTTTGGCCCATCTCCGTCGGGACTGTGTTTCGTTGACTGGCCATACCCGTCCATCTTCGGATCGGATGTGCTTGAAGTCAATGTTCTCGGCGATAATGTCGAAAACGTCGCGGATGAACCACGCTGGAACGGTGGTGTCAAAATTGGATGTGTCCATCATCACAATTTTCATCGCGGGATCGGAGGTCATGGAAAGCATTCGTTCTACGTAAGCCATTCCCCCGTTTGCCATCTCTAAGCCGATGGCGTAGCTGTGGTCGGTCGTCAAGTTCTTGATCCTCTCGATAAGAGGGTAGAAGAATCGGCCTTCCTCGACGAGTACGTCGATAGGATAACCCCAAACGGGGCGCACCTTTTCTTTGCTTGTCTCACAGATTTGTAATCTTTGGAAAGCACAGACGTCTGGCAGGCCAGTGGGGTAGCCTTTGCCGATGAGATCCCATAGGCGTCTGATCTCGGCTTCCCTTTCGGGATCGTCGAGTACATCTCCTTTGGAACGGTATCCTTCATGAATGTACGGCAGTCCAGGACTCTTGTCTCTGGGAAAGTCGGGATGTTGGAAAACAGCTCCTAGGGAGAGGGGGATGATCTTTTCACCGCTGGAGAAGAACTCAGAACGAATGGTTTGAAGACAGAGTTGGTAACTCATGTCTGTGCACCTTTGAGGCGTATCGCCTCCGTACTTGAAGATTCCTTCCCGCAGTAAAGTCATGCTAGGTGATGACCGATGAAGAGATGAGAGCACATTGTCGACAGTTTCTCTACCAAAGACGTCGTTACAGGCGCCCATGGCATCACCGTCTTTTCGTGGTGCTCGTTGGTCTAGCGGAAAACCCTTTGAAGGGTTTAGGATAGTGACGCGATCTTGCTCAACCATATTTCCTACTGGATG